AAGTATAACAAAAAAACAAAAGAGTGGGTAGAAACCTATCCTTCATTAACAGGAAAAGCTGCTGCTCAAGTAAAAGAGCTTGAAAACTTACCTACTAATTTAAATTTTCAAGAAGCTCACGAAAGGTTATCTTCAGTCAAAAGAAGACTACACGCTGCTAGAACTGCTTCTACTAAAGACCCTGACTATATTGAATCTCTCGCGTTAACTAGAGACGCTTTACAGGATTCAATGCAAGAGGCTGCTGAAAAACTTAACCCTGCTTTGAAAAAACAATATGACGAAGTAACTGACTACTACGCTAAAGGTCAAAAAGTAGTTGGAGATACGTTTTTAGAAAAAGCGATGGACGTTTTAGACCCGTCTGAAATAGGAGCTATGTTGACTAAGCCTGGGTTTACTGTAGGAATAGATCAAATCAACACTCTTAAAAAACTAGCGGCTCAGTACGCTAAAGACTTGCCTAAAGATTCTGAAGTAGGTGTTAAATTAGCTAAACAGCTTAGAACAACAGACCCTATTGAGGGCATACGTAAAGGATTTTTAGAGGAGGCGTTAAAGTTTGAGGGAAGAGGCGGTGCTAAAAGCGTAGAGCAGTTACAGAGAAAGTTAAACGATCCTAAATTTAGGGCTACTTTTAAACATTTATTTGCGGGAACGCCAGTAGAAAAGAAAGTGGATAAACTTATTAAAAAGTTAGAGATACTAGAAAGAGGTGCTTCAGGAGGCGCAGGTTTTCAGTTAACAGTTGCAGGAGCAGAGCAACAAGCCGCTAAAAACATAGCTACTGAGCCTTTAAGCATAACTAGTCAAATAATTAACTTTCTTCCAGGCTTGTTAGCTAGAAAAAGTTTAAAAGCTAGTGAAATAGACAAGACAATTAACTTGATAGACGCAGCTACAGCGGCTCAAAAACAAGGAGTAACGCTGGGTAAAAACTATGAAGACGTTCTTAAAAACACAATGTTAGGCGTTAAAGTAGGAGTCGGGTTAGGCGCTCTACTGTAGAACAAAAAAGCCCTGCGTAGTCATCTACACAGGGCTTTTTAGTACCTACAGAGTCTACACTATCTCACACGCACCACCTACACACGCTAACTCTTGACTTCCTGTCGTGTTATCCTCTTCCTCGTACTTCTCTAGGTCATTCCAATCCACCCCCTGCGGCATAGACGCTACCATCTCATCGTACTTCTCAGCGTCAATGTCCTCATAAGGAGCTTGTTGATATACATGGTCACTATATGGCAACAAACTAATCCCACTACACAGATCAAAGTTCTCCCATATCCACTGTGCTACTTGCAAGAACTCGTTATCAGTGTAATAAACAGTGATGCTTGGTTTATGTTCGCACCAGTGGTTCTGGTATGCTTTCCAAAGTTCTAGCTGCTGCATAGCACCCACCTGCTTAACCGTCACAGAGGACTCTGGAGCCTTCACAGGGAAGCTAAAGACTGAGGACGTAGGTGACATCACATCCTGCTCTACAGGGAATCCTGACTGTGCCATGAAGACTGCAAGCGGGTCTTTGTGGTCGCTACGTACTCTGCGAATGTAATGCTTAGAGAAGCGAGGATGGATACCAGAAGCAGAATCAACAAGTTGAGATACAGTACCGCTAGGCTTAACACACGTAATAGCCGCAGACTGGTTAATACCAAGTTTCTCAGCCCACTTCTTATTCGTATCCACAGCAACATCTCGTACTTCCTCTAGCCACTTAGCCAAGTCCTTAGACTCTCCCTTACTCAACAGGTAGTGATCCATAATACCTGTCATGCTGACACCCAGTAGTGCTTCCTCCTCAGTGTTCTTCTTCCAGCAGTTACGCAGGTATCTGAAGTCTGTCAAGGTAGCCTGTAGTGTACCAATGATAGCAGCCATCTCTGCCTTCTTCTTGAGACTAGCCAGTGTGTCATCAGGACGCACTACAATCTCTGACAGGTTACAGAACTGGTTACTACGCAGGATGATTTCAGAGCATGGGTTAGTACCAAAGTCCTGGTCAGGGTCACGCCTACCGTTACGTGCTGCAATCTTCTGAGCTGCTACACGGCTAAAGATTCCACGCTCTCCTGCCTTACTCTCGTACATGTTCTGCATCTCGCCTAAGAAGGATTCAAAGTCTGGCTTCTCAGTGTACGCTACGCTGTTGTTAGCAAGCCTACGGTGGCCCTCATGCCTCCACCAGTCTCCTGACTTAGCCTTTGCCATACGTGGGTCAGACAGGTTAGAGAGACTGATTAGAGCTGATCTACGCACACCACCTACCACTACAATGTCCGCTATCTTACACACTACATCGTGACACTCAATGCTCGTCAGCTTACGTCCTGCTGCCTTCTGGAATATCTCTACACAGAAGTTGAACAGGTCTAGCAGTGGTTCATGTCCGCTTGCACGTCCGCCAAAGGTCTTCAGTCTAGCCCCTGCTGGTCGTACCCTGCTCATGTCCCACGTAGGTATCTTACCAGCATACAGCATAGCTATCAGCTCACGGAATGCAGATGCCCAGCCTATCTTACTGTCGCTAACAACAATAACACTGTCAGTCTTGTGGAAGGTCTCAGCAACCTCTGGCAGCTTGGTGATGAAGTTACGCTCTACGCTGAAGCCTACGCCTGTGCCGCACATCAGCACGTACATCAGCTCGTCAAAGCTACGTGGTGAGTCAATGGCTAAGTAACTACAATTAAATCCAGCTACGTTGTCCTTTGCCAGAGCTTCTCCTGCTGTCATCATACAGCGCATGCTAGGCATGACTTCCATGCTGTGAATGGCGTTAAACATTTTTAAAGCTACTGTCTCGTCTATCTGTCCACGGTCTTTCCAGAAGTCTACGTAACGGTTGACTGTCTCGTCCCAACGCTCTCTGCGCTTCTGCTCAGGTAGCCATCGTGCGTAGCGGCTCTTGTGTATAAACTGTTGATACTGATCCATTATTCTTCCTCATCTAGTGGTACGTGGTAGGAGCATGCTTTTAAGAAGTAATTAAACTGCTCTCTCATGTCATGTACTGTTTGCCCATCGCTATATATCGTATAGACTATCTTGACTGCTGGACATACTCTCTCTGCTTCTCCGAACTCTGGGTAGTGTATAAACTCAAACACTGGTTGTCTGTCCATTACCATTCTCCACAACCTTCCGTATCGCAAACAGGAAAGTTACGGCAGCCTAAGTGTTCTTCCTCGTTGTAATCGTCCTCTTCATCACCGTAATTAAGCCTTACAAAAAAGTCATTGTCTTCTACGTCAAGTGCTAGTTTTTGGGAAATAAGACCAGAGACCTGAAGAGATTTAAGAACATCCTCGTAACCTACATCATCTCCAAGTAACCACGCTAACTCTTGTATCGAATTTGACACACTAACTATTTTCCAAGTTGCTTTGTTAAACGCCATCAGCTGTTCTCCTCTGCCACCATTGCAGTTAGCTTCTGTAAGTACCAGCCAGCTTTCTGTAGGTCTTCTACCTGCTTGCCTTTGTAGTCATAGCGCCACAAATACTTCATGCAGTTGCCCTTGAGGTAGCCTTTGAATGCCACTGAAGACATAGACTCTTCTATAGCTTCAATACACTCTATGTTGCCAGTGTTGTAGTGTGTGGGCTTGTTTACGTTGTCCATGATCTGTTCAGCTTCCTCATGTGCTGCCTTCATCCATGCTTCCAGCCCTGTCTTTCTCTCTATTGCTGGCGCTTGCTTACGTACTCTGTCCCAGTCTGCTGGTGTTGCGTCATTGAGTCTCATGTCTAAAATCCTCTTGCAGTTGTTCTAGTTTATCGTTAGCTTTCTCGCTGAAGGCATCTACTAACTCTTCTGAGCTTATGTCTAATATCTCTATGAGTGTTAGTTCGTCTAGCAG